TTTAACACTTCCATCTACGTCTTGCTTGTCTTAATCTAGAATTAGGATCTGCTGCAGCTTTTGGAAACATTTTTATTTGTCCAGCTGATCTTGCGCAATATGATTTTCTTCTTGCTGCTCTTTTCTTTCCGGGTTTATCTTCTGTAACTGCTGTAGTTAACTTACTTCCAGGGTTTTTACTTCTGTATGAAGCAACTCCTGCAGCAGTCATACCCGCACCACTTTTAGTAGATCTAAAATTCTTTTTGTTTCTAGCAGGCATGTTATCTCCGCCTCTACTGAAACCTAAAACTTTTAGACCAGTCTTATTCATACTTAACTTAATCTATTTATTCGTAGTTGTAAGATTAGGTCCTGAGTATTTATCAGTTAACAAAGTATAAGCTGTAATATTTGTTTTTGTTTTAACAAAAATTCCTTTTGGAAATAAAATACCATCTTCTGGAAAAGAAAAGTTAATTACATCACCAGTTGGACAGTCTGCAATAAATAATGTATCCCCAGTATTTGAAGTAGTTGTTAATTCTAACAAACCTGCTCCAACACCATCGTTAGCAACAATAATTCCTTTTAACCTTATTGGTTGTACAATTACGGCAGTCCCTGTGTTTCCTGCTGTTGATCTTGTTGCTTGTATATCGGATTTAAATCCCATAAAATTCTCCTTAGTTTAGAGCTCCCGAAGGAGCTCTATTTTATTATTAAGCTATTGTAACACCTCTGTCTGCAGAAAGAATCCAACCTATAGAGCTATTCCATACTAAAGTAGCTGTCTCAGCCACTGCATCGAAAGCTAAAGTTGTTCCACTTGCAAAAGTTGTTGGAGTAACAGTTGCAGTTCCACCACCATCAACAACCATAGTAATGATTTTGATTTGGCCTGAAGTTGTTCCATTAGCTAAAGTAACTGCAGCAGCACCTGCGGCTGTTGTAAGTTCTGTAACTAAGTTTGTAAGATCAACTGCACCTGCACCAGATAATGATTGAACACCACCTGTAATAGTTGCTCCGTAAGTAGCATTAGTTGTAATAACGCCTGTAGTTGTATTTTTTGTAATTGATTCAAAGCCATTTTCGGATCTAACCGGGCCTGAAAAAGTTGTGTTTGCCATAATAGTTTCTCCTGTATAGCGGTTAAATTTTGTGGTCTCTATACCGTCTGTCTAGCCAGTCCACAAAATCATATTTTCTAGATCTTTGTATTATACATAAAAAAAGGGGCAGAGTAAACTCCGCCCCTTTTAGGTAAATACTGAATGTATTTATTAAGCTGTTGGTAAGTTTCCGTTACCAAAAACACATCTTGGGTCTGACCAACCAAAGCTGTATCTTTCTCTAGCTTTAAATCTCATGTTACCAGTATCGAAATCACCTTCCATTGCAGTTTTGATGGGTGATCTAACGAAATATTTAAGTCCGTTAGGCACATCAGTCAACAAGAAGAATGAATCTGTGTCAGTTAAAAAGTTATTCACTCTGTAACCTTCAGGAACCATTCCCATGTTGTTAATTGCATTGATGTCGTTATCGGCAGTTCCAACTCTCATTGGCGACTTCATGATTCTCTCAGCAGTAAATTGTAATTCTTTTGGAATTATCATTTTTCTACCAGAAGAAGCAATTTTTAAGCCTCTTTCATCAACAAACCCAGAAATGTCAATTAATGACTGTTCTAGTGAAGTTTCATTAAGATCCGCTGCAGTTGCAAGAACGTTTGAGAAAGTACCACCTGTTGCTAATGGGTGAGCGTTTCCGATTAGGGATTCACCGTCTCCACCAGTTGCAGAAGTTACTTGCGCATTGTTCAAAACGTTCGCAGCTTTAACTTGCTTCGTGTTTGCCATAGATCTTGCAAGGGCTCTTGTGTATCTTCCCGCAAGTCTATCGTATAGGTTATCTTCGATCGCTTCTTCAGTGATAGCAAATGCTAATGCGATTGTTTCGTGATTGTATCTTGAAGTGAAAGTTTCACCCGCTTGATCAAACACTACTCCAGCACCTTCTTGTTTAGTTGGTGCAGAAGCGAAACCGCTTAACATTACTTCCTCTTCGAAAGCTCTGTCTGATGTCTCAGTCGAAAAAATTTCAGCATGCTGATTTTCGTAACGACTATATTCCAGGCCGAATAAAGCATTCAAACCTGGCTCTAGTTCTTTAACTAGTTGTGCTCGTGATATTGCCATGTTTTATCTCCTTATGCTATACCTGTACCACTTCTAAAGAAGTGATTGTTGATTCTAACAAGAATGTTAGCGTTTGATGTAGTCACATCCGAATTTTCGGGATCCTGTGATATATCAATTGCTTGAACAGCAAAAGTAGAAGCTATGCCTGAAGCACTCGCATCTAATTGTACTGATGATATTCCTGTTTGTGTTACTCCAGTAGCGTTTGTAACTGAGTAGTTTTTAAACAAATCCGCTCTCGCAAAAACCGCGTCCGCGTCCATTAAAAACACTGCATCTGGATCATCAACAACAAAGGCAGTAATATTGCCTTGAGTTGGTGTAACTCCACCAGGGTAGTAGTTCTTATAGGTTGGTTTTTGAGTAGTTGGATCGTTATAAAACACTCCGTTAAAAACACCCACAACAGCTGCACTAGTTCCAGCAACATGTCTCTGTATATTTCCGGATGCGACAGGTATTACCATGTCTCCTTGAAATATCGCAGTAGCATAACCGGCTGCAATCGTGTATCTGTTTTGGGCTCCTACTAATGGCGTACCGTCTAGTTTTCTGTATGGTCTTAGACCAAACTTTTCTAGTTGATTTGACATAGTATTTCCTTACGTTTAGTTGTTTATATTATCCAAGCTATCTAGGTAGGTAATGCAAAAAAATTATTTTTTACGACCACCACCAAAGGTAACTCTAGACTGTCTATCAATATTGATAGGCATGTCCGGGTGTTGCTCCTTCATAAGATCTCGATCAAATGCGTCTGTTCTATCTTGAGTTATTTTTCTAAAATACTCAGCGCGACTTCTCAATATCTCTTCCGGTATCCTTGCCAACACAAGGCCTCCAATCCCGACTAAACCAACGTGTTTTCCTTCTGAGAAAACTGGATAATCATTTTCACCGATCTCACTTAAAAGTGTTTCGGCTCTCACAAATTCCCAACCTTCTCTTAGTTTTTTTGATACATTTCCTGGATCATCAAAACCATTTGTTGCAGTTCTTATCCATCTATGTGAATATCCCTGTGGTGGCGCTGGCGCGTCCAAACTTGATGGTGGAGTCCAATCTTTTTTTCTAGAAAGCTTCTTTCTATTTTCGGACTCGCGTGAAGTTTTTACTTTATTTTCCATATTAAGCTCCTTCTTTCACGTATTTTGCATATTCCTCTAGCGGCACCCCTAATTTCTTAGCGATAACTACCTGTGATTTGGTGAGTTTCACAGACTTGCGTCCACCTGATCTTCTGCTAACAGAAGCTACGTTTTGGACGGGTGCAGCTTTTGTTCTTTCTTCATTAGAAGATTCGGCAAATTTCTGAGGAAAATATTCCTTCATACGTTTGTTTATTTGATTATAATAGCCATCACTCTCCGAGTCAATTCCCTCCTGCAACAGGTCTTCGTGTATTCCCATAGCAGCAGATGTTAATACTCTATCCGATCCAAACCATTCATTATCATAGGCCCAGTCTTGGGCTTTAGTGCTAATTAGTGGTTGTGGAGCTTGTGTTTGAGCTTCAGCAGGTTGTGATTCTATTTGTTTTTTTCTAGATTCTCTGTCCTCAAGAGTCATAGAAATTTTTTCCTTCTCTACAGCTAATTTTGTAAGCTTGTCCTGAGCGTCCATAATTAAGTTGGAGTCTTGAGAATCTAATGCTACTTGTAATTCAGATCTTGCTTTATCTCTTTCCGAATCAACTCTAGCACTATATTCTCTAAGGTAGTTACCATCAGTTTCTTGAAATTTCTTTTCAGAACTATCAAACTGACTCTTTAAACCTTTAGCATATTCCATAGCAGCTCTTTCTCTACGTTCTGCTTCCTTAGCTTGAAAGGTTAATCTTTTTATTCTTTTTTGAACTTTTTCCGAATAGTCTTGCAGACTAGGGTCTTCATCTTCTTCTTTTTGTTCAAATTTAGGTTGTGATTTTTCTTCTACTTCTTTAGTTTCATTTAAAAGTTCTTTTGCACTTTTACCTCTACTAACATCTACATAACCTAGATCTACATCTTGTTTTTTTTCAAATTCTTCAGTGGATACTTCAGGAGCATCTACTGTTACTGTTACTTCATCTACTCCATCAGTATCTAATTCAACTTCTGGATTTGTTTTGTTTTCTGCCATTTAGTCCTCCTAATAGTGGTGCAAAATATCTGTTGGATCTTTAATAGTTGAAATGACTTCGTCATCATTTAAAACTCTAACTTCTCCTCCATCTATTTTGAATCTTGAACCTGAATATCTACTAAAAATAACCCATTCATTTAGTTGACACCAAGGTCCTTTTGGAAATTTATTTTTGTCGTGATAACAAAGATCACCCATTTTTAATACTAGACCACATACTGTAGTCATCTGTATTGTTTCTTGAGTTGTATCAGAAAGTAAAATTCCACCTTTAGTTTTTTTAGGCCCTGCATAAGGCAGAACTAAAATTCTATAACCCGTTGGTGTTGGTAAACTATCTAATGTTGCTTTGTCGAGTGCTTTTGGATCTAGGACTGTTTCAATCTCGTCTGCAGCTTTGTAAGCTCCGAGAAGTGCTTCAGTCCGTTTCGGTATAACCGTGGACTTGTTCATTATCTTACTCCGTTGTTGTCAGCAGGTCTTTAAGATCCTGTTGCAGATCTTCTAGAGATCTGATTTGACCTCTAACATATTGTAGTTTCTCTACAGTGTCAACACTATAGACGATGTTTTCCTTTAAACGAGCTACAGCTTCTTTTATTTTACGTTGTACGAGAGATATTGTATCGAGATCCATTAATTTCTTTTAAGTGAAATTTTATTCTTTCCTTGTTTAAGTAGCATAAAACCAAACTCATTTACTATTATCTTTAATACTGAATCCATATCAACTTTTGGATAATCATCAAAAACGAACACCGTTCCTTTGTGTGATCTTTCTCCAAAGAATATAGCTTCTTTAATTACATTGTAAGTTTTGTGTGGACCATCAAAATGAACTAAATCATATTTAGTTTTAATTTCTTTTTTATCCCTGTAGATGGGGACTCCGTCTTCAAAACGTTTCATAAACTCATCATCACCTAATTGATACAAAGTAAAATTAGAGTAATCTAAATCTTTAATTAATTGTTGCTTCATATTATTAGTATAATCAGCAGTGTAAGAACCTGAGTTATCGTAGTGTTGATAATCTAAATTACCATATGGATCTATCCCAATATGCCAATGTTTTTTAAATATTAATTCATCTAAAATTATTTTAGAACCTTGTCCTTGTCTCACACCAATCTCTGCAGTAAACAGATCATCAGTATCAAGTGTCTTGCAAGCTTCTTTTAGGATTTCGTATTCTGTACTATCACCTTGAACCATGGATAGTTTTTATAGTTTTTATATATTAAAAGCAAGACTAAAAAACGCCTTTAAAACCTGTGCCTCTAATTGCAGCTCCACCACCTCTTGCTACTCCACCCTCTGAAAAACTTTTTGTAAAAGTTATTTTTCCGCCTTTAGTATCACTTTTTAAAAATTTGTTTTTAGATTTTCCGTAGTTACCTTCAAGAGTTAAACTACTTGAATCTCCTATTTTAAAGTTCTTACCGTAAGTTAAATTTTTTGATGTAGTCTCTAATTCATCCCCACCATCAAAAGATTTTTTATTTTTAGTTTTGTTTATTCCAACATTTCCATATTTTGAATATACGTCTGCGCCAAAACCTGAGTCATCAGATTTAAACTTACCTTCTTGAGAGGATTGTTTAATAATGTAAGGAGATACATCTATTTTTTTCTTTTTTGTCATTAAAATACTCCTTTAAAATTTAATCCTTTGATAGCTGCACCAGTGCCTCTAACCATACCTGCTTTTTCAATTCTACCTAAGGCAGACATACCACCAGCATCTATAGAAGCTCCATGTTTAGCTTTTTTAGGAACACAGTTAGGAACTTTTCTTCCACCTTTAGGTTTCATGCCAACCATTGTGTATCCTGTCCAACAAGGACCTTTAGATTTCTTCATTTTGTACTCGCAATCTTGTTTTTGTTTATACCTTCTTTTATCACATAATCTTGGGTGCCGTTAGCCCCTGTGTTAACTTCTTTTTTTAATAACTTAAAAAGGTTC